AGTAGGAGCCCGCGCACAAATCTCGTCCTTAAGCCCAAGACGTCGCACCGGAACGGATCAGAGAATACGGAGGGTACTCAGTCCCTGTCTCTTGGTTGACACAAGTCAACGTCATGACGTCGGCTGACTGGGTGTACTTAAGGTACGGGAGGTCGACTGCTGCGTACGGGGCGACTACGGTATAGATACGAGAAACCGTACCGCCCGAGGAGGCAGTAGCGGAGGAGATTACGTTACCGAAGAGGTCTGTTACAGTGAATGTATTCGCAGTCGGGGTGGTCGCGACGATCCAAGTCAGACCCGAGAAACCTTCGTTGTCGAAGTCATAGACCCAGTCACCTACGGAATACCCGTGGGCCGTTACCGTGAACACAGCCGAAGCAGAGACGGAGGCAGAGTTGCTCGGTTCTGTTACGTATGCGCCATCGGTCTTGATACGCATATACTCCTCCCCGAACTCAAGGACGTATCCTTGGTTCAAAGAGAACTGGAACGGGATGTCACGGGGAGGATCGAGGTCGCCTGCCTGCTTGCACGTACCGACGTAGGCCAGACCAGCACGGGAAGAGACACCACCTTCATAAGACGAGTAGAAGTTACGGCATGTAGTCGTACCGGCGAAGTAGCTCTTCAGGTCGGTACGTCCACGCACCAGAGGTGATAACTCACCTCCGGAAAGGGAATTCTGGATACTTGTAATTGGTTGTGACATTAAACCCCGTAACCCGGCCAAGACACGTTTACGTATCCACCCCAGAGGGAGAAGTTATATCCGCCGAAACCTTGGGCACCGGCTCTGGCCTGCATCCAGTCAGGAAGATGATCCATCGTTGTGACGCCTTCGTTGCCGTCAGAGGCACGGGCCTGCTTTATCGAACCTTCTGCCTGACGGATACAAAGCGTCATCAGGTTCATGTCTAAGGAGAGAGCGGGTACTAGGAAGGCACCTAGAGAGGCCACCATAGCGGCCTGAAAGAGTGAGTCCCAAACGGCAGGATTACTCTCATTGACAGTATAGGCGATCTGGGCCTGAGACTGGTTCGTCAGGATCACGAGGTACGGGCTGTTATTCACCGTGTACTCCGTCATGACTTGGAACGGAATCTGACCTCCGGTGGGTATCCAGATACCTGCGGCGTTATTAATCGTAGTCGCAGGTACCGTACCTGTCTCGTTAATCGGAAGAGACGGGATGATGTAGCGGACTGCTAGGCAGTCAGAAGGGTATGAGTAGGCATACAGCCACGGAGTAGGGGGCTGGTCGTAAGACGTCCCGTCAGGGTTCTCAGGAGTACCAGACGCGGCCTGTAGTAGTGATAACGTGGCCTGTTTCGTCAGGCAATTCCATTGGGCGGCACGACCTAGCTGTTCGAACGTAGGTTGCCAGAGAGTAGTCACTGCGTCGCCCTCGACGCTTCCGTCTGAAGGGCTTAAGGACGAGATTTGTGCGCGGGCTCCTACTGCGAGGAGGGCCCTATTGGCGATGTCGAGTTTAGAAGTCATTTATTTCCTTGACTGTATTAGATAGTGAGAGGCTTTGATTAAATGATCTGGGTTATCCATAAAATTCCCTATCCCTAAATTACAGTTGTTGCACAAGAGACCCCTAATTTTTCCGGTCTTATGACAATGATCGACTCTCGGTATATTTCTAGAATCTTCTTCGTTGAATTCAAAACTACAAATTTTACACTTGTTGTTTTGGACCGCTAAAAGATTTTCGTATTCTTGTACCGTCAACCCATATTTTAATTTAAGTTGACTTTTCTTCCTTTGTTTTTTGAATTTCTCACGGAAGATTGGATCAGTGTGCCACAGAGAAAGTTTCTTAGTGTTCACACAGAGTTTACAAGAAGCTGCCTTCCTAGTAGTGGTATTGATAGCAGATACAAACTCATCTAAAGGTTTTAACTCTAGACAGGTAGTACATTGCTTCTTCCCATCTACTAGGATAGTTGCAGTAGGCACTTATCAGCCAACGACGCTGTAATTGTACACCGATGTGTCGGAGGCGGTACCCTTACAGGTAAAGCCTGTACCGGGAGTAATAGTAGCGATCACGGGTTGGGCACCAACGGTACCACCAACGGTCTTCAGAGTAAACGTGATGATCGAGTTCGCGGTGACGTTCGTGTTAGCGACAGTGACCGGAGTCGTCTCATTCAGGGTCACGGTACCTAGGAAGCGATTAAGAGTCGTCTCCGTCGGTGAAAGCTGACCAGTCGTGGTATTAATAGGTGTCACAGTATCCTGTGAGCGGGAAACAGTTGTATCAACCATTCTTTTCTTCCTTTTCTGAGCCCTCTGGGCTTGTTTCTTTCATTTCAGAGGGTTTCACCACTCTGGCTTTATCTACTTCGGTCGCCTTCTTTATGAAAGGCGAGTCACAGTACATTTTAGTGGATTTTCTATATCCATCCATTACTCGTCTTCCGCCATTTCGGCTCCGTAGAGAGCGTCACGCTTAGACTTCTCCGAACGTACTTTCGGACCTTCAGCGTCAGCCTTCTTTTCAGACCGATCACGCTGCATGTACTTCTTCTTAGGCTTCATACCTAGCATGGTAGGCGTGATATCGGCCATCGGATTACGCTACGTGCTGTAGGCGAGGACGACCACGTCCACGCTTCGGGTTCGCAGTACCGGTCTCTTCAGTCGGGTTCGCATTGACACGTTCGACTACGTTGGCGTCTTTCTTGACACCCATGATCGACATGTCAGAACGGGCGACGGCAGTGGCGAGAGCCAATCCACCATCTAAATTACGGGGGCGTTCGACGAAGGCCTTACCGGCTTTTTCGGCGGCATCACGAGCGGCAGAATCGAGCTTATCGATGAAAGAAGCCATACGCTTGTTAGCGGCATCGTTCAGCGGTTCCATCTCTTCATTAGGTTCACCGTCGTAGTAAATCTCGTCACCATCTACATATAGATGATCATCGGGACCATAAAAGCCGTTAGGTGACAGGATGCGATACGCGGGACGAGTATTATCAATAGACATTTAATTTCCTTTATAGAAGGGTAGGGGTGGCTGTTACACCACCCCACCCAGTTAGTTATACAGCGATAAACGCGCTGGAGAACTGACCGCCCATGAGCGTAGACGGAGGATTCAGCATAATACCAGCCTTGAAGGACGAAGTCTGGGTACCGGAGACGGTATAGACTACGCGATAAAAGCGGGGAAGAGCTTCAGCTTCCGAGAAGAACAGGGTCGGGGGGACCGGTACGATGAAGTAGTCACCGACGGCGAGTGTAGAACCAGTCACGGCCTTTGAGGCATAGAGCTGGGTGTACGTACCGGGTGAATACGAACCGTTATCCGGAGCGGCTTCGAGGCTGATAGTGACGGTGCCCGCACCAGTGCCTGCAACGGTGCAGACAACATACAGGTACGGAATTGCAACGCCGTCACCAAGGCCGATATCATAACCAATGGCAGTATTGGCCGAGGGATACCCACTGTAAACAGTAGGGGCATTACCCGAGCCAGCGCCGGTCAGGTCTACAACGGTCGCGGAGTTCGCGGTCGTGGTAACAGCCTGAGCAGTCTGCCAGTTAGTATTGAAGGATAGTGAATTATCTAAGAACATTATTTTCTCCTATAAGCCGTATTAAACGATACGGGCTTCGGTGTTGGTGAGGGCGTCCACGACACGGATCGGAGTGTCACGGAACATCACGACCGGGTCACCGGCATAGTCCTTGCTCGAAAGCAAGACGTTGCGGTCACGGATGGCCTGGATGTCGAGGTACTCGCGACCGGTACGGTTCACGTACCAAGCAGGCGAAACACCGGGGACTGGATCACCGGGAGCATCGCTCTCAGTAATACCCGATAGACGACGGCTGGCAGTGGGTAGACGTACAACGGCACGAGACATCAACGCGAACAGGTCAGGCGGGGCAACGCCCTGTAGACCGGCAGTGGTGGTATCTACGTTAGCGATACGGACGTTATAACGCCAGTCTTTAACGCACAGACCCAGCTTGAACTGGAACATGCTGGTATACGCTTCGAAACGGTTACCGTTCGAGTCATACGCCGGGACTACGTCGCCCTTGTCTTCGTAGACAAGACCGGCCTGCGAACCCTTCGGGAAGATGCCGAAGGTGGTATTATCACCCCAGGCAACAAGCCAGATCGAGAGGTTGCTGGAACCGGTACCACCAGCGTCAAGGACGTTTACGGCGTTCTTGGCAGTGCTAGTATTGACGGTGTTATAACGCGGGGCGAGACCGGTGAAGGCCGTCGGGGTCGTGGCTTCGTTCGAATAGAACAGAGCCGAAGCGACCTGCTGAGACAGACCTTCGACGTGGCCCATGTCTTCCGAGTAACGGAACTTCGCGACGTTACCGTTGAGGTTCGCAATCGACTTATCGACGATTGAGTAGTCAACGAGTTCGCCGATTGAGTCCTGGAACTGGGCAGTCAGGGTCTTGCTGGACGGCACGCCCTGGTTAGCCGCACGCCAGACACCCTGGGGTAGGCCGACGCGGACGGTAGTTTTGTGACCGGTGGGAAGATTGCCTTCCTGCCAGATCATGTCCTTCATGACTTCATTGCACTGAGAGAGCATCTCGGCAATGATGGCAATCGAACCATCTGGATCAGCCCTACGGGCCCAGTCAACTAAATTAGGATATACATTAGTAGACATTGTTGTTTATTTTCCTTTATTTATCCCGACCATACATAGTCGAGACGCGTGATTTTGGAGCAGATACAGGAGAAGTCGCAGCAAGAGGGATACCTTCTGACATGGCCTTGCCTGCTTTTGCAAACAGTTCGACGATGACGGGATGGTTTCCTAGGCCTGAAGTATTCAGGACCGAACGGATTTCCTTCTGCTGTTCTGCCGTACCTCCGTGTGTTTTAATGAACTGGTTGGCAGCCTCGATAGTGGCTTGCAGACGAGGTCCACCGATTTCCGGATGGTTCACTGTCTGGTCTTTCCATGTATTGAGCTGAGTCTCCCAGGCTTCAAGCTGTTGTGTCTGTATCTGAGATACGACCGATTCAGCCTGGAGCTTAAGTTCATTGATATGAAAGTCCACCATCTTCTGACCGACTTGCTGGACGACGGCATGATCCGCCTTACCCTCAAGTTCTAGTTCGGCTAGAATACTTGTGAACTCTGATACGCGTCCTTCATCGAGCGGAATCTCTTCCGGGACTTTGAACGCTTCATAAGACGGAGGCGGAGCCGGTTCATCGGACTGGCCCCCTTCTTTTGTTTCGGTTTCTTCTACCTTGACTTCGGTCTCGGTAGTCTCAACCTTAGGCTCCTCCGATAGGAGGGCCTTAGATTCTTCTTTGGTCTCTTCGACCTTAGGTGCTTCTGTCGTCGCTTCCACTGCGGGAGCAGGAGTTTCTACCACCGGCTCGGCAACCACTTCTGGTGCCGGGGTTTCTGCGACGGTCTCGACTACTGGTGTTTCCACCACAGGAGTCTCAACTACTGGTGCCTCTACAGGAGCTACCAGTGATACTGTTTCTTCGGGATTAGCCATTCTTAGTCTTGTTCTCCATCACCATAGTGATATAGCTCTCGGGGGCGGCTGTCTGGATATCGTCTAGGACTTGGAGTCCAATATTCAGCTCTCCGCACTGGAAAGAGGTTTTGTGGGGGTCTGATGCCATAGGGTTGTTGAATACACGGCATCTCTTTAAGAGATCGTAATACCAAGCTCTTCCCTGTTCTGTAGTCATAGCGGCTTGGACGAACTCTAGGCGATCTGCCCTAGTCCTTGCGGCTCTCTTCCTAGCCTTGTTTACTTCTAACGGCTCTGACGTGTCGTACGTCTGCTCCGCCTCTTCGTTAGCTAGGTTGTTCTTTAAGTTATCCATTAGTTCAGTGTCTTATTCAGTTCGATCTGACGAACGTCTAGGACGTCTAGGACTTCCTTCCTCGTCAGAGCCTTACTAGTAGCCATCTTCCGACCACGTACAGCCATCTCTTCTAGACTCTGCTTGATAACCATCCAAGAACCGTTACTCTTCGGGCCACAGGTGATAAGACCTTGGGCACCTCCGATTACTTTTTCTAGGACGTCACGGATACCGAGAAAGTTAGGATTGCTCTGGGCGTGGGCTAACTGATGGGCCGAACCTGCGGCGGCTTTTAGTCCGTCTGTGAACTCTACAAATAAGAGGGGTTTCCTCTGTTCTTCTGCTGTGACGAACTCTCTTGCGCGTGAGGCTGCTTTATTCAGCCCATCGACATATCTTTCTATCATCTCGTATTCACTGATCTCTAAACTCATACAACATTCTTTCTGTTTCTTAATCCTGTAATTCTAGCCTTTACTTTACGTAAGCAACCACAAGATTTAGTATGATTTGTTTTCACATACGAGATGGAATATTCTTTAATATTGCCACAATCGCATTTACATTTCCAATACACTCTACGGTGTTTGGAGGTTGGTACCTCTTCTAACAAAGTAAGATTATTGTACCTGTCTCCCGGATTATCTAAGTGTCGGCTCGGAATTTTCATTCCCGAATTAGTCAAAGCTACGTCTCTTAAATTATACCCGAGTTCTCTACTATTAGACTTGTAACCTTTAATAATTAAATCTTCATAAAATATTAGATCGTTTTTATCACAGATCGCTAAAAGTTCAAATTTAAAACAAACTTTATTTGAACTATCCCAAGCTCTTTGAAGATAATCATTATCATGATCTCCTCTGACTAAAGCTCTTTTGTGTTGTTTCAGCCTTTCTTCGACTTGGACAGAACTACCAATATACCGTTTATTATTTTCGGTATTTAGGATTTGATAGATACCTATCATTAAGCTCCTAGTAGTTTAGAGAAGACATTCCCGTCTTCGGTGGGTGTTTCTTGGAGTACCTTAGCGGCAGGAGCGGCAGCACCTACCATTACAGTGGGTTATACAAACCAATCCGGTACGGCTTCCAGATCCGCAGTAAATAGTTTCCCGACTGCAAACTC